CGATATCTTTTCCTACTACAATTATTCCAGTTTCGTCACTTTGCATATTTGCAGTGGTCGCGGGATCGATTGCTACTATTATTCTAGAAAGGTTTGGCGCTTCATCTATTCTAGCTTTTCCAAGTATTGCGCGGTTCCAAAGCATTCCTTCGGCATCATCTAACCAAGTACCTAAAAATAGGTGCTCATAGCGCGCGCGGTTTTCTTTCTTTGTCTTTTCCGCGGCCTGTATAAATGAATCGCTTAAGTTTTCTTTATTATCAATGTAAGTTGTATGAATATAGGTCGTATCCTTTCGCTTCTTTTTAACAAAGTCGTTGTAAATCCAGTGCGATTTATACGCTGGATTCATTACCAAAATAACGCGGTTAAAATTTTCCTTCGCTCGTATTGAAAGGTCGACTTTGTCGAAAACGTCGGGATCGGTTAGTTCCTCGGCTTCATCAATTACCCACGTAGAAAGTCCCGCAATACTTTTGAGATTTGCAGTGTTTACGCCTGAACTCGTTTTGATTCCACGAAATAGAATCTTTGAGCCTGTTAATTTATTAATGATTTCGGATTGGGTAACCTCGAAGTCGTTAACTTTTCCCATTATTTCTATTTTGTCTAAAAACTCGGGGATAATCGAAATAAACGCACTTACTAAGGTGTAACGCGTGAAAAGGATCACATGGCCTTTCTCATAGGTTAGATTCAAAAGGAAAAGCGCCAAGGTCCAGCTTTTGCCCGATCCGCGACCGCCTGTAATTAAATAATAACGGGTTTCTGGTTGCTCGTAAAATAACGGTTTATAATCTTCTAGCAAGTTAATCATTTACTAAATTTCGTTTAGTTCCTTAAGTTCCAGCGCTTGCGGTTCGTCTTCCTCATTTATCACCTTTGCCGCTTCGATTGCCACATTTCTACCTATCCACTGGATCGGAGGCGCAATTTTTTCACCGTTGCTCGTTACGTCAATTTGCTGTTTCGGTAATCCAAACCGATAAGAAAGCCAAAGTTTCAGCGCTTGCGTGTCGCCTTGCTGGCATTTAAATAAAAGCGCGTTCCAAATTTGCTCGGGGACCGCCAAGGCGTCCATCTGTTCTATCAACTTGACTTCCTGTATTTTAGGCGGTCGGCCTGAATTGGGCCGCGGTCCGCCGCGTTTCTTTTTTTCCATGTGTTACAATATCCTGCACTAAAAAATAGGTTTAATTTGGTTAACCAAACCAAAGGTAATTGAAAATAAATAAAAAAAAATAAAAAATATTATTACAAATACTTGCACAATGTTACAAACGTTTGTATATTTACATAACAATAAAACGGAACGGGATAAGCCCAAACCGTAAAAAAAGTAAAAAAAAAGTAAAAAAAAGTAAAAAATAATTACCCAATTACTTGCAATTAATTACAAACCTTTGTACATTTACTAAACAATCACACACACTAAAACACAAACACAATGAACACTAACACAAACACAACCAGCAACAAAATGAGCGAAACAATGTCAACCGTAATCGCTTTGGGAATTTTCGCAGTAATCGCGATAGTAGGTATTTTATACGGCATTCAGCTAGACGCAATCGGATACTAAAATGAAGAAAGCTACAAAAGTACTCGGACAAATAATTTACTTTATTATCGCCTTTGCGCCTATCTTTTTTCTAGGCTATTTACTCGGATTAACACTAATTAAATAAACACAACAAAACACTAAACACATAGAAACCATGAACACTAACACACAAACTTCATTTGGCTACTCCGATGCAAGATCAAAATCAATCGTTTGGGCCGCATACGCTGAACACTTCGCAGGCGAAGAAATAATTGAAGAAGGCTTCAACCTAAACAGCGGATATGTTTACATAGCTTTGGAGCACGGCGTAACGATCGCGAGCGCGTTCGGTCAACCTGTCGAGTTTATAATTTACGACGATGAAACGGAAGAAGAAATGTTTTTTGATTCTATTCAAGAAGCTAACAATTTTTTAAGTAGAAATTTTTAAATAAATAATTAAAAAAACTTGCATACAATTACAATGTTTTGTAATATTGTACAACACTAAACACACACACAAAATGAGAACGGTTTTTAATTCAAACAATCAATTGGCCCAAACTTTCGCGATTCAATCACAAACCCACGGCCGCACAAAGTCAATGTTTTTCGAATACGGTACGGCCTATTCCTACGGTTATCACTACATAGGCGCAAAATTTGTAATGGCTAACAACGGGGAAAAAGTTTGCTTTGTAAATTCACGTTATTACAGCCCAACGACTGCAAAGCATTGCGGCGAACTTTTTAACGCAATTCCAGACGGTATAAAAGTTTTTAGGGTTCCTTTGCCGCGTGTTTTTGATTTGGATCAATTACCTACAATTATCAAAGTTATGACCGAAAACGCCGAGGGATATTTGGCTAAGCAGTTGACAGCAAGAAAAAGCACCGTAAATTTTTATATTGCTAACAACTTAATAAGCGACATAAAAGAAATAAGCGAACTTTTTGGGCTTCCTGTTCCTAGTTCGTGGGACTTCAAAAACTACAAACAAGCAAGACAAAAAGTACACACACTTTAAAACCCTTCATAACATGAAACGCATAAAAAACGACGTTAACGGAAACCCTAGGTATGTGGTACATTTTTACGACCTATTAAACGACGGCGAAGGCGAAGGCCTTACTATTTTAGAAAGGTTTGATCTAGTGGTAAAAAAAGCCCGCAAAGTAGGCGGTAAAGTTTACCGCGGTAAGGATTTCGGCGGCTGTATTGTGTTCCAATCTTACGACATTCAAGCGACCGTTAATTTAGTAAGGGGGATTTAATTCCCCTTTTTTTCACTCATAAACATAAATAAAATGAAAACGCCTTTATTCTCAATCCACTCAATTGCGGCCCTGGAAACCCGCTCTTTTTCAGTACTTCGCGCAAATATTGAAAACACGCCCGAAAAATTAGAACTTGCTAGAAATCTTTACCCTAGTTCAGATTTTTATTTTGAGTTTCATTTTACGCCGATTTCATTGGGCGTAATTTTCGGCGCTTAAAAAAGCCACTTTGGAACGTTGGGCGGGCTCGATTCCCGCCGCGGCTTCTCTTTATTACTAACTTAAAACACAAAAAACATGGTTGATTTATTCGAATATCCCGAACAATGGCCCGCTAATTTGCGGGCTATTTTGGCGCGTTATATGACCAAGGAACAAACCTACACGAATTTAATACGACTTGAAAACGACTTATTAAAAATAGGTTATTCGATCGAATTCGGTTTGGACTGCATGGCGTACAACTTGCAAAAAATAGCAGGCTAAAATTAGGCGTTTTAAGACGTTTAAATTTTCAGTAATACATTACCATAGTAAAAAAAATATCGCCGCGCTACGGGCTTAAAAATAGGCTAAAAAACCAAACGCGCGAACGTAGTATAAAACAAAAGTACTGGACGAAATCCAAACCGCTAGTGGAAATCCAAACCAGTGGACAAAATCCAAACCGCTAGTGGAAATTAAAACCCGTAGTGGAAATTAAAACCCTAGACGAAATCCGAGGATGTAGTGGAAATTAAAATCGGTAGTGGAAATTAAAACCATTCAAACAAAAAACTTACCGCTGGTGGAAAACAAAAATAAATTTTACAATTCACTTGCAATTAATATACAGAAGTTTGTACATTTACATCACACTAAAACACACACACAAAATGCTAAAAGATCACCACTTTATTTTTGACCAATCTGGGCTTACGCTCGAATTGGAATCCTTCGAGAACGAAGGAATTGTTCTAGAGCTTTATTTCGGTAATGGAAAATCGCTCACGCTAGAACTTTACGACTGTTTAACAGAAAAATTCTCTGATCATTACCGCACGATTTGTGCAATTCTTGACCCTTTTATTATTGAACAATTAGAAAACAACGTACAATTATGCTTTACGAAATGATGACCGCCACAGAATACGGAGTATTGCGTGGCTTTAGCGAAAAATCAACGAGAGTTCACCAGATTATTAGGTCTGGAATCAATCCGCCCGAATGGGTGCATCCGCCTAGAAAGCTAGGAAATCAATGGGTAGTATTTGTATCAACTGAATGGATTAACAATGGTAGAGGATAGAATTTATAACTGGATAAATGAAAACTACGGCGAAATAGAGCCTAGTCTAAAAAGAAAGATAGCTAATACTTTCGAATTGTATTGGGACCAATTTAGCTTCCGATACGCAGAAATAAAGACGCTAGAAATTTATACCCCTCCCCCCCCCTCCTTTTTGTAAGTAAAACACTAAAAAAAAACACTAAACACAATGAAAGAATTAATCTCAATCCAAGCGGAGTTAAAAGCTCCAAAAAATCAGTTTAACGCCTTTGGCAAGTATAAATATCGTTCTGTAGAGGACATTCTTGAGGCTTTGAAGCCATTGCTTCTAAAGTACGAATGTACCTTGACTATCGAAGACGAAGTCAAAGAAGTAGGTGGTATTGTATTCATAGAATCTACTGCTGCAATTCAAAAAGATATGGAAGGCCGAGCAGTAACGGCCCAAGCTGGAATCGACATCAACCGAAAAGGAATGGATGTGGCGCAAAGTTTCGGAAGCAGCAGCTCGTATGCTCGAAAGTACGCGCTTAACGGTCTTTTTCTAATCGACGATACGAAAGACCCAGATTCGACGAACGATCACGGCGCTAAAAAAGAGGAATTAAATCCTTCACACGTAAAATGGCAAGGCGCAAAGGATTCTTTAGCAAACGGAAAAGTTTCAATGGAGCAAATAAAGTCGGTTTATATTTTAACAGCACAAAACGAAAAACTTCTTTTATCATGAATTTTAAATGCAGAGCAAGCGCACTTGGTCAATTAATGACTAATTCGCGCAGTAAAACAGAAACTTTGTCACAGACTACAAAAAGCTATCTACAGGATTGGTACAAAGAGCAGATTTACGGCGTAAAAAAGCAAATTAAATCCAAATACATCCAAAAAGGATTGGCTTTAGAAGATACAGCTATCGAGTTTTACTCGGTAGCTATGGAAAAGGACTTTATGATTAAGAATCTGGAACATTTCGAGGACGATTTCTTTACTGGAACTCCAGATTGTTTTCACGAGGGAATAGTTTACGATTTTAAAACGTCCTGGGACTGTTTTACTTTTCCTCTATTTGACGATCAGCCAGACAATGGATACTTCTATCAGTTGCAAGTTTATATGCACCTAACGGGCTTAAAAAAGGCTAAATTAGTTTACACGCTTCAGGACACTCCAGAATTTTTGACTTACGAGGAGCCAGTAAGCTACGCGCACGTGGAAAATAAGTACAGAATCAAGGAATTCAATATCGATTACGATTCAGAAGTAATTGAATCGGCAAAAGCTAAAGTTTTAGAATGTAGAGAATATTTAAACACAATGGCGATATGAAAGAAACAGCTGTAGATTGGTTATTTCAAAAACTTTGGGATAATCCAAAAGACAAACTTACTTGGTATAAAATTTTAATTAATGCTAAAGAAATAGAGAGAAAACAGATAGTTGAAGCTTATTTGGCAGGAGATTGCCAAAATCAAAATGCTAGCGAATACTACAAAGAAACCTACGGAAAAATATGACTTCGCTAAAACAAGAACAGAAAGACGAAATAGTTAGGTTGTATAAACTTAAAGTAATGAATAAGAATATTGCAACTTTACTCAATGTTAGTAAACACTTGGTAAATAATTTTATCTACAAAGAATATTTGCTAACTAATGAAAGAGCTAAAAATACTTGCGCTCATTTGAAATCAGCGGATCAAGTTCTAGAATTGTACAAAAAAGATTTGCCGTATAAAAAAATTATGGAAATGACTGGTCTAAAATACCACCATTTGTGTGAAATTCTAAAACTTACGGATCACAGAAGAGTAAGCGGTTTGTCTATAAAAATTGTTAGGCAAATAGAACGTATGGTAGAAGAAAACAGAAGAACTTGCGACATAGCAAAAGAATTGGATTTAGACTACAACAGAGTTTCTCATTGGGTTCGAAAAGCTCGGAAGGAAGGTGTACACTAGTTTACACTAAGTGTACACTAAAGTGTAAACCAAAATCGCGCTCCATTGGCTCCAATCGCAATAAGTGAACACTTTGAACACTTTTTGACAAAAATGAAAAAAAATAAATTTTCACCTAGTCAAAAAAATATATTCTAAAAAAAAGTGTAAACTTGTAAACCTAG